AACAGCGTTAAACCCAGGGAAGTATATATATGACCTTTTTACAACGGCTACAGAAGGCTATTGGATTCGCACCAGCGCGAACCCTTCAACAAATTGAAGAGGCCGAAAGAATCACTAACAAGTATTTTGCCGCACTTTCCTACCTGGGCAGGGGGCCAATTTGGAACGATGATAACGTACAGAACTACGTAGAACAAGGGTACGCAAGAAACCCCGATGTATTCGCCGTAGTAAGTGCAATAGCCCAAAAGACCGCCGCGCTGGATGTTAAACTAATCGAGAACGTACAAGGGGAGCAAGTAGAATTAGATCACCCGGCTTTAGACCTGATATACGAACCCAACGAAGAGCAAAGCAAGTTCGATTTTATAGAGCAGCTGGCCGGTTATCTTTTAATTACTGGTAACGCTTACGACTATTGCACTTCTCCGGCCGATGGACCTAACGCGGGGCGGCCTATAAATATGTACGTTCTGCCTTCTCAGTTCATGGACGTAGTAGGCGGCGATATGGGCACACCCGTAGCCGGTTATACTATGAGCCTCTGGGGGAATGTAGAGGGCGCCGAGTTTACTACTGACGAAATCATACATTTCAAGAACGCCCAATACATTTACGGCGATGGGCAAGAGCGGTACGGCATGAGTCCGATCCGTTCAGCTTGGCGTTCTATTGAGACCGGGAACAGCGGTTACGAGGCCAATAAAAAGGGCTTGGAAAACTTAGGACCTCCGGGGGTACTGTATGATAAGGGTATAGGGGACCTGAGCGCGGACACTTTAACCGAGGTACAGCAGCGCAATTTAGAAGCCAAGTTCAGAAAGATGAGCGGCACAAAGAACAGCGGGACCATAGCCGTAACTTCGGGTAACTTGGGTTACATAAACTTCGGTCTGTCAGCCGTGGACCTGGCTATTATGGACACGCTTAAGATGACGTTAGTAGATGTCTGCAACGTGTACCACGTACCGAGCCAGCTATTTAATAGCGAGATAGGCAAGACGTACAGCAACCTAAAGGAAGCGCGGAAGCAGATGTATACAGACGCCGTGCTGCCTATGGCTGACCGCATCTACGGCAAACTATCTCGGAAGCTCTTACCGAAGTACCCAGACCTCAAAGGGCGGGACGTCTATTTTAAAGTAGACCAGTCTAATATAAACGAGCTACAGCCGGATATGCAGGAACTGGCCAACTGGCTTAACGTCTCTTACTGGCTTACTCCAAACGAGGCCCGCGAAAAAATGGGTTACGAAAGAGAAGCGGACCCGATGATGGATGAGATATATATGCCGGCTGGCCGTGTTCCTATTTCCTTAAGTGGGTTAGATGCCCCACAAATAGCCGAGCAGATAAACGGCGATAGCTTGCCGAATGACTAAACGCGAAGGGGCTAAGTACTGGACCCGTAACGACCGCAAGCGGGGGCGCTATATCCGCAAGTATAACAAGGTCTTTAACAAGGCGCTAAACGATCAGATAGGAAACTTATTAGAGTACTTGAAGTTAGCTACTGACCCGCAGGCCGTTCTAAGCGCTGTTACTACCCTGGTCCGCAGGGACGATCTAAAAGCGGCGTTCGTTGATTTATATCAGGAAGTAGGCGTAGACTTCGCGACCGGTTCCTACAATCAGATTAAACGAGAGGCGGACAGCTCTAAGGAAATGACCTTAGAGGACTTTCAGTATATCTGGACCGCTCAGATGTTAGAGTATGTAGATACCGAGGCGGCCACTTATATAACTTCGATTATAGGCAGCAGCCAAGTAGCGGCAAAGCGGATAATTCAACGGATCATAGCCGAAAGTTTAGACGAGGGTCTGAGCATCTTTGAAACTATGGAACAGCTAAATAAGCGCGTTCCTATTGAGTGGCGCAATGTATCCAAGTGGCGAAGCGAACTAATAGCACGGACTGAGGTTTTAACTGCTTCTAACTACGGAGCGGACACGGGCGGCCAGAGCATAGCGGACGAGTTAGGGCTGCAATTAAAAAAGGTCTGGATAGCCCGGATAGATAGCCGTACGCGAACTATACCGCCGGATGCCGCCGATCATGTAGTAATGAATGGCCAGACCGTGGACCGCGATAAACCTTTTAACGTGCAAGGCATTAAGATGATGCGCCCAGGGGACCCGAACGGAGGGGCTAAAAACCGCTGTAATTGTCGCTGTACTGTTGCCTTTGTCCGGGACGATGGGCAGCCGATGTTTAGCGAAATGTAGTTTTTCGCTCTATGTAATTTTGTATCGGAATGGCTAAGACCTATAAGAACTATCCGGAGGCGGTAAGTAATAACGCGAAGAGGGGGATAGAACTTAACGAAGCAGTTAATAATAGGTGCTCGACCCAAATCGGGAAAATTCGCGCACAGCAATTGGCGAATAAAGAGGCGATAACGTACGATGTCGTTAAACGGATGTACAGTTATCTAAGCAGGGCGGAGACCTACTATGACGAGAATGATACGAAAGCCTGCGGGACTATTTCGTATTTATTGTGGGGCGGCTTGGCCGGGAAGCGTTGGAGTAAGAGTATAATAGACGAAGAAGAAAAGAGTATGAGCGGTACGCTATTGCATAAGGGCTTTAATGATCCTTCCATGATTGTAAAAGACGTGGACGGAAAAAAGGGCGTAGTATCTGGCTACTTCTCTAAGTTCGGAAACGTGGACAGCCATAACGATGTAATGGCCCGCGGCGCTTACTCTAAGTCTATAGCCGAGAACGGACCCAACGGTAAAGGGCGTATTGCTCACCTTTGGAGCCATTCAAGCTATGAGCCTATTGGAAAGCTCATGGAGCTTGCGGAAGACGATTACGGCCTATACTTCGTTAGTAAGCTGGTCGATAGTGCAAAGGGCCGGGACGTTATGGCCTACTATGAGGCTGGTATTATTAACGAGCATTCCGTAGGCTTTTCTATTGTAAAGATGGCTTACGAGATGGACGATGAAGAGAAGCCCAAGTATGAGCGTGTCCGCACCATTACAGAAGCTAAATTGTGGGAAGGTTCAAGCGTGGTCATAGGGGCCAATGCAGAAACCCCTACAGTATCGGTAAAGTCCGGGGACGAGGTTAGTAACCTTGTAGAACGCCTGGGCAAAATGCAAAAGCTACTCCGGTCAGGTTCTACCTTGACGGACGAGGCTTTTACTCAATTAGAGATAGAATGCACTCAAATACAGAAGGCGCTTAGTTCACTCGTAACAGAGGAGCCGCACACGCACTCCGAAGAGACCGAGCCGAATTTGCTGGACATTTGGAACCGCATCAATTCAAATAAAGTCTAACCCTGCATTTTTAAGAAAATGAACGCAGAAGAACAATTGAACAAGATTGCTTCGGACGTTTCCAGCTCTGTAGAAAAGACCAGAGAAGAGCTCAACGGCCGCATTGATGCAATCACAAAGGGCCAAGCTGACTACAGCAGCCAAATCGACAAGCTGACCGACCTGGTCAAAGAGGTACAAGGCAACAGCGAAGAAGTACAGAAGCACAGCGACAAGCTGGACGCTCGTCTAAAGGAGCTTACCAAAAACGGTATGGCTACAACAAAGGCGGCCGAGCTGACTACTTCCGAGGCTATGGCCAAGAGTATCGTAGAGAACCCAGAGTACGAGGCTTACAAGAACGATCCTTCAATTCATAAGGGTATTCGTATTCCCGGTATGCTCACTAAGGCTGTAGGTACTATGACCTTTGCAGCTTCTACTACTGGAGACGTAGCCGAGCAAACTCGTTTGCCCATCCTTCCAGACGTAGACCGCCCTAACCGTGTCCGTAATTTCATTCCCCAGGGAACAATGATCGGAGACAGCGTACGGTATGCTAAGGTAACTGGCGGCGAAGGCACAGCCGGCAACCAGACCGAGGGTCTTGCAAAGAACCAGGTAGACAAGGACATGGCCGAGCAGACTTTCAACGCTCAGGTAATTGCTGCTTTCGCTCGTATCTCTACTCAGATGCTGGACGATATCAGCGGCATGACTTCCTACCTTTCGTACGAGCTTACTCGTTTGCTCATGAACCAGGAGGACAGCCAGCTGCTTACTGGAACCGGAGCGGGTACTGACCTCTACGGACTCGCGGCCGCTGCTGCTGACCATACCGACCTCAGCACTACAGCCAACTGGGCCGAGCCTAACAACTGGGACTGCATCCAAGCTGCTTCCGGCTACTTGGCTTCTCAGGACTTCATGGCCGACTGTGTAATGGTCAACCCTACCGACTTCTTCGCGATGATCGGTTCTAAGGGATCTAACGGCCAGTATGTAGCGCCTTACTACTTTGACGCTGTTCAGAACACTTATACCCTCTTCGGTATGCCTGTTTATCACAGCTCAGCAGTAGCTGAAGGTTCTTTCTTCGTGTTCGACAAGGCCGCAGCGTCTCAGCTGTTCCAGCGTTCTGCACCTTCGGTACAGTTCTTCCCTCAGGATTCTGACAATGCTCAGAAGAATTTGGTAACTGTCCGCGTAGAGGAGCGCCTGGCGCACGTTCGTAAGCACGATAACGCGGTATTTACCGACACGTACGCGAACGTCAAGTACATCATTACTCCTACATAGTAGTAGTCTGAGTAATTACTAAGGGGGCTTCGGTCCCCTTTTTTTATGCTCAAATGTTAAAGTCTGGTCTGAAATGTTAAAATGCTTGTAGGGTATGTAGAGGCGTTGCACCTTTGATACATCAAACAACCTAAAAACACCGACATGACAAACGCTACTAAATTCGAAAGCCTTAAGAAAAGAGCTGACTACGTTAAAGAGGTAGAGTACGCTGGCCAAACCGAAATGCACTTAGACCTGCATTCAATAATAAATAGACAACTTGCAGAAAAGGGGTACAGCGCTTGGACCAAAGAAGTAAACGGCAGATGCTTTAAATATCTCTACATAAAGAAGTAAACAGCCAAGCCCCTTCGGGGGCTTTTTTATTGCCCTATCTTTGCGTTAGCTTACTTTCATGTTTTCATGTCTGTTTAGGTGTTTGGTGGTAGCCCCGTGTAATGCGGGGCTTTCTTATGCCGTAACTTTGAAGCATGAGAAT